TCATTATCTTTAAATTCTTTGTACTCGTTCAAATCACCCTGGGCCGATCTGGCAGAAAGCGAAGTGGTAGAATACGCCGGAAATGGCTCAGGACTTATTTCGTACAATTTTGCTTCTGATATTGTACGAAGTACATTTTCCGGGTCGGTTTCGTCCCATTCCTGAATAATTGCCTGAAATGAAAAACTCATACCGTCAATGTCACCACGTTTTATTGAAATCACAGCATCCTTACCCATAGTTGTTTCAGGCATATCAATTTCAAAATAAAGACCAGCGGTTTTTTCTTCAAGTCGTAATGTGTTGGCTTTCGTAGAACCAAAAATGTATGTTTTCTCATGCATCCAATATGCTTTTATATCATCATTAAGAATAGATTTTGCAAAGGCACCATTCAAAAATCTCTCACGAAAATACAATGAGTCTTCATCCGACAACACGCCGTATGGAACTACAATTCCGGAAACAACAACAGGGGAATTTTCATCGGATTGACGAACTTCAAGTTTTGAAATTTTAAAACATCTATCACTTCTTTCCATGTTATAAACTCCTTTTTTTATTACAAATTTATATTAAAAATATTATTCTTGGTCTGGTTTAAGTAACAATTGTTCTGTTGTTGTCATATTTAAGGGGGAAAGATAAATTTCACCCTTCTTTTCTGGTAATGAATTCTTGTTTTCTATTTCACGTATTTCATCAACATTTAAAAAACCCCAATTTCGTGCAATGGCATACGCCCTGTATCTATCAAGCAAATTTCCTCTTAAAAGAGCATCCAGAAGAAATTGTGTAAAATGTTCACCATCAAAAATTAATCTTCTATCATATTCTTGTTCCCACTGCGTTAAATATGGTGTGAGGCTATAAATTATAAAACCCTGGGTGATTTCTTCCAAACCTTTTCCAAATGAAGTACTACTTTCTAGCGATTGTATTAGATGAAGGGGAACGTTAAAAACACGCGCAATATCGGCAACGCTGAATTTTTGGCTTTCCAAATATTGAGCATCTTGAGGTGGTAAACCGATTTTTTTAAATTCCATACCGTTTTCTAAAAACATTAATCGGTGTGAATTACTTAAACCTTCATATTCCTTTCTCATTTCTGAACGATAATTTTTATCACTCATTTCTGAAGGAAATTTTCCCGGATATATCATTTGTGCAGCAGGATTAGTCCCCTGTCCAAACGTACGCGCGGCAAAATCTTTTATAGCTATCGCAAGGCCAATTGTTTCCCGGTGAACACCTATAGGAGATAACCATTTATCAGTTGACGTTCCCAGAGCTTGAAAAACTAATGTTTTATACGCGGGTAAATCTTGTGTAGAACCGTTGGGTAAACTTACCCTGTATGCCAATTCTCTTTTTTGGGTTCTAAATGGCTTAACTTTCCAGGGAGGGATTGGCCATAATGCTATAGGTTGACCGTGTTTATCGAATTCAATTTCAGATATACCTGCACCCCAAAGATTTTGATGCACAGAAGTTAATGATTTATATGTAAATGGTGTCTGCTCAGGGTTGGGTTTATCGTGCAATAGATTATATATTGGATAATCCCTCGCACGTTCCTTACCTTTGGGTTTTAATCGTTTATAGGTTATAATTGGGAGTGAGGCTAGTGTCCAGGATATAATTTTTATACATGCATATACAGTTGAAACCGATAATGAAGTGGATTCACTGACTCTGGCACCTGATTTTGTTTTTGGTGAAAAAGTATCATTTCCTTTTAAAAAATCCGATAGTGCATCCTGAAACGTTGACGCTTCAACCGATCCACCAGCGATTATTTCGGAAATTAAACCCATAAATTATTTACCTGTTTTCTTTATTTTTGAAAAGTATTTTTTGGGATAGCCTGCGATTAACAGCAAAACACCACCTGCAATCAATGCAGCCGGAAGATGTATTAAATATATACCAAATACAAATGATATAAAACCGATAATCAAGATGAACTCTCTAAGAAAGGAAACAACATTTTCATGTTTAATCAATTCGTTTGCCTTGTTAGTGTATGTATTGGTTAATATATATCATTTTTCCGAAAAACAAACTTTTTTTTATCTTTTTATGCAAAATACATTCCGGCGCCAGAATTTTCAACATGCACCATACATCGAACGTGCGAATTTATTGTGGCTGCGATAGGGTCAATTCTTTCACCTGATTTTTTTTTGTTTAGTATGATATTTTCATTTCTATCCACTTTGTCTACAATAGCATTACCGATAGCCCACGAAAGAACGGGATTCCCATCATGAATTATGCGTTTCATTGCTACCATATCACGAAAATCTTTTGTGGGTTCTGAAAGCGTTTTAATACCCTGAATAATTTCAATAACATTGTGGCCTTCATCTATTAGATCATTAGATATTTGAGCTGAACCCCAAGGATCAATACAAATAGAATTTATTAACCATTTATTTTCCTTGCATTTTTTAATAAAATAATCTTTAACATCTCTATAATCAACAGAAGCGCCCCTTGTTAGTGTTATCCATCCATATTTAACCCATAAATTGTATGGAACCTTATCTGTTTTCATTTTATTTTCAAATGTTTCTTCTGGCATAAAAGAATGAGATAGCACAATATATTTTTCATCAAAGGGAAATTCAAATGTAACACTAGTTAAATCAATTTTAGCTGACAGATCAATACCAATATAGCATTCCTCTTTGGCAAGGTCTGGAATATCATCTTTGCAGGCATTCCATTTTTCAAGATCAATATAACCGGATTCCCTCATTGACACCCATATATTCATAGTTTTAGTTAAAAAGTCTCTTAATTTTTCTGGTTTATCGAGTGCGATTTTCAATTCTGCCTTAATTGATTCCATGCCAACATTATTATTACATAAAATTGGATTAGATTTTATCCATACCTTTTCATCTTTTATATCATCTAATAAATTCCCTTCAATATCCTTATCCAATTCACAAACGAGTGATAAATACCTATCGTTTTCTATTGGATTATCAGGATTAAGGATTTTAGATATATAATCATATTCATCTCGATAACAGGGGTTATTTAAATCAAACCCTGCAGTTGTGATTATAATTAAAAGAGGTTGTGTCCTGGTTTTCATACCGGACGAAAGAACGTCATAATACTCCTGTGTTTTATGGGCGTGATATTCGTCAATTATTCCACACTGGGGGTTACTACCATCGTCTTTTGTTTTATCCTCTTCACTCATTCTCGTCATTGTCGAATCACTTTTGATGTGATTTATCACACCGTATGTGGTTTTAAATTTATTTTTCAGCAATTCACATCTTCTCAAAATTAAATCTGCTTCATTCCAAACATATTTTGTTTGACTTTTTTTTGTGGCTGCTATTATTACCTCACTGCACGATTCACCAAATGCGGACAATTCGAACGTTCCTAAAATTGCAAGGTCCTGAGATTTTGCATTTTTACGCGCGACTTGATAATAAACATTCCTAAATCTTCTATACCTGGTATCCTTAAAAACCCAACCATATATCTGACCAAATAAAAATTTCTCTATTAATTCAGGTTTTTTTATAGTACCTGCAAGCGGTCCTTTGGTATGTTTAAATAATTGCATCCATACAAAAAAACGTTCTGCCCTACTTTCTACAAACAAATATGGAAAATCATCTTTTTTTTGTTTTTTTAGATCATCAAGAAACCGCAAACACGCCCATTTGTGTTTCTGACACGATAAAATTTTATTGGAAATTATATCTTTGCTGTATTTAATTAATTCGTTGGTTAACGTCATTAGTTATACATCTCCAAAACCAATTTTATCTAAAAAATTTTCCTGGGACGAATCCGGTTTCATGGTAGGTATATTTTTTACCTTGGAAAGGGGTGTCAAAAATAATTGACCTTCCATTTTCAATAATAATTCAGACTTTTTATTTATACCATTTTCTATTTGCAATTTATTCATATTTTTTGCAATAATTGGAGTTGGCATTTTTTTTTCATTGAAATTTTTTAGTATTTTTTCTTTGTTTTTTACAGATTGAATATATTCGGAATACGTCATGCAATATCTAGCGATTAACGTAGTATCTGAAGAGGTTGCAAAATCAACATCGTTGGTATTATAAATATCTATCACTTCCAACCATTTTTCATACGCAACTTTGTTTCTTTTAATATAACTAGGTGTAATAAAATTATTATCACCAAGAACAATTTGCGCTTCCTGTCTATTTTTAATATCATCTTTTGTGAGGCGGTTGGGATTGCCTTCGAGTAGGTGTAAACTTATCGGTTTTGCGTTTCTACCTGGCATAATATTAAAACCTATAATTCATCATAACTATTTTTTGATATTTTTTCGTAATAAAGATTTTGTGCAGGAGTACTACCGCTTTCAGCAAGCAAAATAATTTGTTCACGTATTTTTATTTCAGTCATCAAATAACCCTTTTGGTATGCTCTATACAAATCACCTTTTTTATCAAATTCTTTTTGTAATTTTTTTTCATCAACTTCAAGTATAATTGAAATTTGTTCAATCGTTAATCTGGTAGAACCATACCTTTCAATATCATCTAAAGGATAATTAATTGACATCCTTTTTCCTTTTTTTTATTTCAAATGGATTTGCGTTATTAAATTCTTCATTTATCCATCTTATATTAAAATCATAAACATCTTTATTTTCAAATAAAACACCTGATTCCAGGCGCGGATTATTGGTTAAATTTGCAGAGGAAAAAACCGTAATGGAATATTCATCATTTTTAACCATCAACATTTTAGCGTGACAATTTGAAAATCTCACTTCAACATTATTTAATTTTAAACAAGCTTTTAAATTCGTACATCTAATTTTTACCCGCCAATCTAACAGCATTTTTATAGAATCTATTTTTCCTCTTTGTATAATATTCAGCATATAATCTAATGCAGGATTTGAAACGGACCATGAAACGATAACTATTGATGCATTGCCAATATTATCTAAAATGTGATTAATTAAATTATGCTGACTCCATTCACCTGCAGTAACAAAACACAAGAAATAATTTTTTTTAATCTCACCAATTACTTGACTCACTTTTTCATTTTCCATTCCTATTTTTTTTTCTATTCTTATTTTTTTTTTAATACTATATGCAGCAGTAGATTTTACTTTTTTAATTACTGGTTTTTTTATTTCTTCTGTTTTAAATAGCATAATTAATATTTATATAAATGGTGTATTTGAATATTCTATAAAACGAACTTTGTAAAAGTAAA